TATTCTGCTAGTATTTTGTTCATATGACTTTAGTATATCATCTTTTGGATCCGTCATAAAAACAATTTTATCTTTTGAAAGTGTAATTGTATCACTCTTACCAAAAGCATTATACAGAGACATCATTAATTGTATTGGTTGTCCTGGTGCTGATTGTTGAGGTATAATTACAAAGGCTTTGTTTAAACTGACGCCTTGGTCATTTTCACCTACTTTAGCGATTACATCTTCGCCAGTAGATAGTCTTAATATCTTCACTTTTTCCATAATATTTCTCCTTATTGTTATCTAATATATCACAAGTTAATGATTTAGTCAATGCTGTATCGAGTGGTAATAACATACTTATTATTAGGGTTTATCATCACATTTAATCTATTCATAAACGCTCTATCCATCAATATAGGTGTTCTATCCTCTCTATCATCAATGGTAAATTCTACATCTTTATAGAAACCACCAGCAAATTCAACATCTAGTTTTACCACATATCTGGTTTCTTCATAGTCTCTTAAACCGCCTACTGATATTTTTTCCGTTTTTACAATATCACTAGTGATTGTTTTATCTAATAAAGTCCAAGTAATTTTTTTACCACTAACCTTAAACTTATCAGAGTGAATTACAGGCATACCAGAATTACCCGTATCAAATTTTGCTACTATTTCGCCAAATGGTTTTATGGTTACCACTTCTTTATAACCACATTCAGTAGGTACTTTTTTTCTATTTTCAGGTTGTTGAAAATATTGTATAATATCTTTAGATATATTTTTACCTGTAGCCTCTTCCATACCCTCTGTACCTGGTGATGAGTTTACTTCTAATATAAAAGGTGGTTCTTTTTCTCTATTCTTACTAGGTATAAAGTCAACTGCTGTCCATAAACCATTAACTGCTTTAGCAGCCAATAAACTTTGTTCTATTTCTAATTCTGTTAAATCTATTTTTTTAGGCACAGAGCCTTGAGATACATTACTTCTAAAATCACCTTCAATAACTGGTCGTTTCATAGTGCCAATTATTTTACCACCTAATACTAAAACTCTAACATCATAATCATTTTTAATATATTGTTGTACTAATAAGTCAGCGTCTTCATCTTGTTTATGAATTAATTGTACAACACTATCTAATGATCTTTCAGACTCAACAAAAAGAACACCAACTCCTTTTGACCCTCTTAAAGTTTTCATTATAATAGGATATTCTAGTTCAGCTTCTTCTACTTGTTTACCAGAGTTTTCTGGATCGTTTAATAGAATTGTTTTTGGTTGTGTTAAACCGTAATCTGCCAATCTCAATGTAGTTCTATATTTGTCAACACAAATATTAATTGTATTTCTAGGATTTACTAAACAAGCACCGTCTCTTTCTAACATAGTTACTAAATCCATCCAACTATCTTTACGAGTAATTGAACCTCTAACTATTGCTACGGTATTTGAATTGATTACAAAACCTTTTTTATCATCTTTATTATGAAAACGTCTAATACCATCCTCATAAGTTGTATAACCACCTGTTAGTTTATACAAATAAAAAGGTACATTTAACTTTTTACTTTCGTCTCTTAATCTATCTGCTGTATGAAAAGTTTTAGCCTCTTCAGGTTCGTCTGTTATAATTAACAAACTAATCTGATTGTCTTTTTGTTCAGTAATAAATTCTTTAAACTTTGGTACTTCCATTATCGCCATCTTCTTTTTTGTCTTCAACTTTTTTCCCTATGTTATATTTAGCTGATAGCGTCCACTCTTTTTTCTCTTTAAATGGTAATACTTTAATTTGACTTAAAGGCGCTTTATTTTCAACATTTGTTTTTTCAACTATATCAATTAAGTTCCAATCTTGTAGTAAAATTGCTATTGTGTTTCTTCTTTGAATATCGTTCTCAACTAATGTGGCCTTTTTGCCGTCTAAAGCAAATAATTCTTTAAAGTGTGTAATAAAATATTTACCTTGTTTATGTAAAATATGACAAGATTGATATAATGTTTTATCTTTTCTGGATGCTACACCAATTCTTGTTAAAGTCTCTCTAACTTTTAGGAAGTCGTCTGGCTGTTTGATTGTTACCTCTAACATACTTTCAGGCGACCATTGTATTTCTTGTTCACTCATTTTCTTTTTCTCCCGCCCTTAAACAAGGACAACTTAATTTCTTCAATTTGTTTGTCGTTTAGTATGTTGAGAGCCTCTTTTGCTTTTTCATTACTATAGCCATAATACTCTTTTACATACTCTAAATTTTTCAACTTGGTAGATGATAACCATTTACCGCCAAATCGTTTTCTCTTTCGGATACTATTTATTAAAAAGTGAAATTGTAGTCTTTTTGGTAGAAAGTGAAATCCATTTATTTCATTTGCTTGAGCAATACAATCATAATGCATTGATAAACATTTATTAATAATGAATGGTGGGTACTTCTTTTCCCACATTATATCATCTGTATCTAATAGGTTTTTCTTACTAAAATTAATAGCATTTAAGTAATCGCTTAATTTATATTCAATCATCTAAATCTAGGCCCTAGCATAAAATGGGTTAATGTTCTTCTCTCACCAGATGTAACTGGTAATACTCTATGATGAAAATGTGATTTAAATATAAGAACACTACCAGGATTTTCTAATTCTTTTACTCTAATAAATTGACTATTTAAATATTCAAAATCACCACCCTCATACTTTTTTAATGACACATTAACTAATAGAGTAAGTTTTATATCCCACATATTACTATCTGAAGCGTCATAGTGAGATTTATATTCGCCTTGGTTTTTTGATGAATAAACATTAAGGTGTAAGTGGTCTAAATCATTTGGATGTGTAAGATCATAACCAAATTGTCTTAAACCAACGCCATAAGCGTCTTGTATGATTGTATTTAACTTATCTTTAATTTTATGATACTCTATTTGAAATACGTCAGAATTTTTTATTGGTTTACCATTAGCGTCTTTAGCAGCTAAGCCAACAGGTTCTTTTCTATAATAATTACTCTCAATAAATTTATTTAAATTTACTATTTCACTCTTACTTAAATAATTGTTAAAGTAATAATAATCAATCATATTAGTCAATTTTGTGTAAGCCATATACTATTTTTTCTTGTGTTTATTGTGGCCCTTGTGACTGCCCATATAGTAGTCACCAGGTTCATAATCCCAAACTTTGCCGTGGTGACCTCTAATATCTGCCCACCACATCCTAAATTTTACGATTAATTTACGCCAAAATGTTTTTCTAGCCATTCTATTCTCACTTAAATTTACAACTCGCCATAATTTCAGTTAGACAAGCGACCATATTTATCTCCTGGTCGGCAACAAAAGCGGATTTATATTGATAACCAGCTAAAATTAATATTGCTTGAGGTATAGATTTTGTATCTAAACTAGAATACAAAGAGTCATAGATGACTTTAAATAGATGAGAAGGTTCTTTGTCTAGGTTTTGAACAACCCACTTTCTCATATCATTAAATCTTTTGTCTTTTAATGACTTTGTAAGTTCTTTAATATTCTCATTTGACATACTAAACAAAATACCACTATCAATCTTACCTCTAACAGAATATCTTTGTAACTCATTTAATATTCTTCTAAAATCTGGATAGTGTTTTTGTATTAGTTCAGATAAAACTTTCTTTTCAAAATCAATATTTTCATCTTTTAAAATACCCTCTATTCTTTTCATAAAGGCCATTGCCGTTTTTACTTTTTGACCATTGGTGATCTGAAAGTTAATTACAGTACAACGACTATGTAAAGCTGGTATAATTTTATTTACAAAATTACAAGTAAATATGAATCTACAATTTTTATAAAATGTTTCTATAAAGTTTCTTAAAGCAGGTTGAACACTATCAGCATTCATATAATCTGCCTCGTCAATAATTACAACTTTATGATTAGATTCTTCAGTAAGAGATACCGTAGAAGCAAAGTTTTTAATTTGATGTCTTAACGTATCAATATGTCGGCCTTCGTCAGAGCCATTGATTACAATATAGTCAGCGCCAAGTTCTTCACACAAGGCCTTTGCTACGGTAGTTTTACCAATACCAGCACTACCAGATAATAGTAGATTAGGTATTTCTTTTTGTTTGATAAAGTTAGTAAATGTTTCTTTTAAGTCTTGTGTTAGAATACACTCACTAATTTTTTTAGGACGGTATTTTTCAACCCATAAAAAATCGGACATTGTAACCTACCTTAAAATTCAGAGTCAGGTTCTAATGCTATCCAATACTGTATAGGTTTGTTTCTGTTTACAAAATGACTTATCTTTTGTTTAGAAATAGCCACATCATAATCATCACTTACCATTTTAAAGTTTTCTGCTTTAAAATAAGCAGTAAACGTTTTGTCGGTTTCACCAACAGACATTGAATAATCGTTAGATGATTTATTCTTTTTATCAGTAGCAACTAATGTAATTGTTTTACCATCACCTTTTACTGCTACATCTGGTAAGTTTAATGTTGTAACACCTTTTTGTAGTCTAGCAAAGTCATCTTTTTTTAATGTAAAAGTAACTTCTTTATCTGGCATTGTGATGTTTTTAGTAGGTGCCACAATAACAGATTTGTCAGCAAAAAAGTATTTAATAGATTGTTTAGAATTGTTATCAGCTATTTGTACATTTGAACCACCATTAAAATTAAGAGAAGGCTTTTGAAATAAATCAATAGCTCTTAAAAATTCTGGTAGATCATATATAGCAAATTCGCTATCAAACTTTTCTGATATTTCAGCTTCTGCTAAAATATTTTTCATTGTAGAGATTGTCTGTACTTTGTTTCCAGGTTTAACTAGAATATTCTGGTTAATATCTGAAAAGTTTTTTAGTACAGCAACCGTATCACTTGATAGGTTCATAATATATTTTTCACTCCTTTAATAATATAATTTAACATAGTATAGTTTATTTGTCAATGCTCTTAAGCATTGTTTCTGGATCAGAAACCTCATAAGGGTCATCATCATCTGAAAAGTTATTAAATCCAGGTTCTTCATTTAATATTTCAACAACACCATCATTTATTAGTGCTGAATATCTCCAACTTCTCATACCAAACCCTTGTTTAGGTTTAGCAACTAACATACCCATATTACTTGTAAATGTACCACAGCCGTCTGGTATCATCTTTACATTTTTTATTTGTAGGTCTCTAGCCCAAGCATTCATAACAAAAGCGTCATTTACTGATATACAATAAACATCATCAATACCTTTGTCTATAAATTTTTTATACATTTCATCATAGTAAGGTAATTGTTGGCCTGAACAAGTTGGTGTAAAGGCACCAGGTAGACTAAACAATACTACTTTTTTACCTTTAAATAACTCATCTGTTGTTACATCTTTCCATTCGCCACCGATAAATGTACAACCACCTTTTTCTTCCGAATCACCTACTCTAAATTTAAATGTGTGATTTTTTATTTTCATATTCATAATATAAACTCCCTAAAATTTGGAGCGGCTAGTAGGTAACGCTCCTACGTCTGTGAGTTGGTAACCCACCGTAATACTTTTATACGATAGCCGCATTTTGTAATATAACATAATACTATTCTAAAGTCAATGCTGGTTGATAGTTGGTAATTAATATTTCTTTACCTCTACCAGCACCCTTACTTTTACTAGCATTTTGTTTATTAAATTCTTTTTCAATCCAAAAATACTCGTGTTTTGGAAACCAAGTTTCTAAATCTGGAAAGTCATAATAAGATAATACAAACTTACCTTTTATGTTTTTTAGTTTTTCCGCCAGTTCTTTGTGTTGTTGTCTTTGAAAATCTTGTACATAATAATCTTCCATTTTATAGTATGGTGGATCACAATAAAATAATGTATCATCATTATCATACGTATCAATTATAGTTTCATATGATTCGTTATGTACTTGTGTTATGCCTTGAATATGATACAGCCATTTTTTGTTAGAAATTTTATTAATAAAATGTTCATATTTTGATTTATACTTACCTTTTAAATTTACAAATTTTGTTTTCTTGTTTAGTGTATCACCACTAAAACTTTGAGATTGTAAGTAGATATATTTTGTAGCCCTCTCTACATCACCTAACTCAAAGTTTGTGTTAAAAGGTATTAAGTCTGATTTAAACTGATTAAATAATTCTTCGTTTTGTGGTTCGTGTGATAATAGTTCTTTTAAAAATTCTCTATCTTTGTGTCTAGCACAATAAAATATATTTGCTATATCTTTATTAAAATCATTATAGACATTTATGTGAGCCTGGTCTATTTGATGATTGGCCACAAAGTAAACCCAATAGGCACCACCAAATGGCTCAACGTAAGTTTTGTGTTTTGGAAAATGTCTGGCAATCCACTTTGCCTGAAACTTTTTACCACCTAGATAACTAAACATAAATTCATTATATATTAAAAAAGGCGGAAAGTCAATGCTCTCCGCCTTTCTATTTAGATATTACTTAATATCAATAGTTCTTAGCTTTTTAGCCTCTGGTATGATTTTTTCCATTGATACTCTTAACATACCGTCTTTCAGTTCAGCGCCTTTTACCTCAACGTCATCACTAATTGTAAACGATTTTTTAAAGTATCTTTTAGAAATACCTTTATGGATAACTTCACCATCTTTGTCTTTAGATTTATCATCTTTAGACTCGATAGTTAACATACCATTTTCAACTGACACGTTAATGTCTTTTTTGTTAAAGCCAGCTAATGCTACCTCAACATCATATTTGTTATCGCCAGTTTTGACAATATTATATGGTGGGTAATTAGACACATTTACCGTATCATAATCAAACATAGATTCAAAATGATTGAATACGTCATCAAATCCTACGGATAATGGTCTTAATTGATTAAAAATAGAAAGTGCTTTATTGGTCATAAAACCTCCTTTTGTTAAGCAAAGTTTCTAATATAAAGACAACCCATTAAGGCATTGTCATTATTATTTATATAGGTACTATTTCCTATATTTCAAGTGGTAGTTTGTTTTTCCCGAAGTAAACTACCAAAGCTCCGTTTTGCGACACCGATAATCTCTTATCGTGTGTTTTCACGCCGTCAGGACTTATGAATTGCCTAACAATAATATATATACAACAAAAAGCGGCGTGAAATTCTTTAATAACCTCTAGTTCTCAATAACTTAGCCTGCTTCTTTTTAAAATTAGCAATACCCTCTTTTTTCTTCCTACGCTTTTTTTCAGAGGGTTTTTCAAAGTATTGTCTAGCTTTTAATTCTTTTAAGATACCGTTCTTTTGAGACTTCTTTTTTAAGACTCTCAAAGCTTGCTCTAAATTACCATTTCTTACTTGAATTGTAATACTCAATTTAAATTTACCTCCTCTCCTAATGTGTAGATAGTGGTGGAGGCCACTACGCCTCCACCTAGGACTACACTATGTTTGATAGATTTAGATAACATCTTCGTCATCTGACTCACTATCTTTGTCATCCTCTTTTTGAGCCTCTACATCAGCTTTTCTCTGATCTTCTATAA